TAGATAGTGTAATTTTCTCCAGCAGTTGTACTATATACGCCAAGTTTATAAGCTGAAGCTATTGTCCCATTAACTGCTATATTAGAACCATCATCCTTAATTAAACTATTACCTATTGCACCTGACGCAGTAAATTTAGAAAGAGTATTTATAGTTCCAGACCCAGTAATTCCTGCAGAAACAGTTGACCATGTACCGTCATCTTTTAAAAATTTCCCTGTGTTAGTACCTTTAGGAACAAAACCATGTTTAGTAGTAGAAAAGTCATTTGTAGTAATATCAGTTAATGATATTGTAGCATCACTAATTGTTTGGTCTCCCGTATTAGTTCCTGAAGTATTGCCTATTACGGTCAACTGTGCATCACTTACAAAGTTAGCGTTTACCGATTCTGGAATGTCCCCCGTTGAAATTGTTATAACTCCGTTGATGTCAGGAACTACTCCATTTACTTCGGTTACTCCATTTGTAATATTTACATTTATGTCTTGTGCCATAGTATAAAGATATATATTATTTTTTATTTAATTACTATACTAGTATTTTTACTACTGAAAAGTTTAAATCTGAAACTCTTACATCTGTTTGCTGACTATTTTTTACAAATAACTCTACATAATCATTTGTTATTAAGTCAATTTGATACTGTGTACTTCCTGGATGCTCCTGATTACTTGTTGATGTTCTGATTGTCATTTCTGAATTTGGTAGTATTGTTCCATTTTTCGCTATACCTATGCTTATATTTTGGTTAGATGCACCAGCTCTTACAGCAGTGTTTACAGTAACTAAAAACGAAGTATTAAAAGCACCTGAATAAGTTAGTCTATTATTTGAATGTGTAAATTTAGAGTTATTTGAATCTGCTGTTGTTGTTCCTAATGCTTTTTTCCATACATTGACGTTTGGCACTCCAATAGGCGTATCTGTTGTATTGTTAACCATGTAATAAAAACCCCTAGTAGTTGTGTTTGCTATCCCTACGCAATTTGTAAATAGTGTCTTATTACTACTTTGGTTTACTCCACTTATGTACGTCCCACCACCGCTAAAATTAACAGTATCTAGAATGTATCTTTCATCTGATATCGTTGCGCTTGCATTTACATTTATAGAAGTTTCACCTGACAATGTAACGAATGAGCTGTAAATAATTCTAAAACGTCTACTTACTGTTAATGTCGCTGGCAATATTATTGCAGTGCCACCCGTTGAACAATCAAATAAACAGTTACCAAAAGCAATCGTTCCAATACTACCATCAAATGTCATTCCACTAGAATTAAGAAAAGCACTATCTCCCATCACAAAGTTAGTGTAGTCTTTAATCGTTCCAACAGTTGCACAATTTACAAAGTTAATACCGAACCAATCGATAGCAGTTGTACTGCCGTCACCATCTAAATTAAAAACAGTACCATGCGTAAATGAAATATTACGAATAGGCAAAGAATAAACCGAAGTAATTAAGGCTGTCGAACTACTTAGCCCCGTAGATTTGATATAGCAGTTTTCTGAACTTGCACCCAATATAACCGTATTTGCGCCACAGACAATCCTATTCCCTAATAAGTCAACAGTAGTGGTAAAAAAATACGTTACGTTTGCTAAAAGTGTTATTACATTTGAAACTGCAGTTGGTAAATCACCAGGAGTATTTACGAAAATAAAATTATCATTTGTAATACCGCCCCCAATAGCGCTCACAAAATTACTGTAGCTTATTTCTGTGTTTTTTTTACTGTTTGCAGTTTGTCTAACTAGAATAGTATCTGCGCCATCCAAAGACGTTACGCTATCAGTAAAGGCTTGGTTATTTATAAAGTTCTTCATGATAAAGTAGGAACGGAAAATGTTTGCTGTAACACACTATTAAAATAAACATTGTATGTAGTATCTGGAAGTGTATAAACGTCACCACTTGCAGCCGTATGGGTAAATGAACCGTCCGAGTTTATTATAATAACGTCCTCACACATTTGTATATTTGCAGACGTTTCAAAGTCGTAACCCATCATAGGTAAATTACAAATACTTTGATTATCGTATACTGTAAATGATATTGCTAAAATCCATCCAGCACTTTCATCTGCACCCTTTTCTAGAAATTTACTTGCCGTTGCGCCCGTTATCTTGCCAATGTTTTGCCATCTAGGCGACTTGCTAATAACTTCGTAAACATCCCTAACAACTTGTAAAGTGTCGCTTTCAGTATCGTTTAAATTGCCTTGTCGACCATTCTTAAAAAACTTATCAGCTACAATTATATTAATAGTAACAGGAATAGTAACCTTTTCTAAACTATTACCCGTGACAAAACAGCACATTAAAGGGTAAGTAACCGCCTTGTCTTGGTTTATAGCATTTAGAAAGTCACCCCAATAGTAAGTATTAACCTGAAGGTGTGCGTCTGCAATTGCTTGTAATTCTGTATTAAGATTATTTAAAGTTTTCTTCATTTAAAATAGATATTACTTCTAGTTTTACCTAAGTCTGGTTTAATTCCTTCACCGCCATCCGTTAAACAACTATAAAAAGAATCAGGATTAGAAAAGTATTGGTAGTATTCAGGATATAAAACAGAATTATATTTTAAATATTGTATTAACTTTTGTCTATAGTGTTCAAATTTACTTCTAAATGAATCCTGAAGTCTATTTATTTCGCTTTCACTTGCACCTCTTAGAAACTCGTCGTTTGTTATTCCTGTAGCTTTGTTTCTAATTTGGTATGTAGTCATTACAACGGCTTCTAAATTACAACCCATAGCAACTACGGGAATAATATATTTATCCATTAAAATAACCTCATCAGCGTTAAGATTATCTAGGTCAATACCTTCTAGTATTCTAGTGTACAAAGAAGTCCCTATAATAGGTTCTATCATTGTGTCTTGTACTATCTTAATAGTGGGGGTCAATATACTATCTTCAACATTTCCATGAATCAAAGAAAGTTGTTTAAGATTATATGCGTTTATTAATAATGCTGTACTCATTTTATTTAAAGATTACGTTTTGTTTCCAAAAATGTCTACATGAAGGAGTATTTATATCTGTGTTAGGGTTATGATACCAACCGCCTCTATAACTCCATACGTCACGGTTAACCGCTGAACTGATATTATCTATTTCCTCTCTTGTGTAAACTTTATCCATTTCGATAAGTGTTTTACAAAATGGTCTAGAACTACCCCCTTTAACTAAGTCGGGAGCGTTGGGTCTTTTCTCATAAGAATAAACAACACTTATCTGTTCACGGTTTACAATTTCTTGAAGTCCTTTGTCGGTAACGTTACCACCATCTAAATAACCGTTATTTTGCAATCCTACAATTATCTTTGAAACTTCAATAGGTTTCATATCTAAAGCTTTTACAATTGCATCATAACTTTCACCATTTGATAGCATGGATAAGATTGTATTTTGATTATCGTTAACATCAAATTTGTCTTTAAAAAAGCCTTCGATAATTTCCTCTTCTGTTTGGTTTTTAAATTCACTAGATTTTATAATTTTAACATCGTTTTTAGAACGTCCACAACTTACAAATAAATCTAGTATTTGCGTTTCATTGTCTTCAGCCGAAAATGTAGCGGCTGCGGTTGGTATTGTGTCACCTCCTTCAATTGGTGTAAGTTTAGCTAAAGCTCTTATTTCATTTGAAGTTAACGAAGAAAGTACTTTATTTGCTACTAATGGACTCATTGAGTTCAACGCTTTACTAACAGCGTTCGTTTCATCAATTTGGTTTTCAATTTGTAGCTTATATTCGTTAAAACTTATCTCTCCCGTCATTCCGTTAAGCTCTGAAAGTACATAATTTAACGAATCTGCTATATTTTTTTGTCTTTTTTGTATATAAGTTTGCGAGAATATGTTAAAATCTTTCTCTAAGTCACTAGAAAATAAAGAAGAATCTTGAATATAACCGAACATTTTAGGGTTAATTACAGAATGTGCAATAAATATCTTTTTAGATAGTCCAACCTCTGTACTTTCATAGCGTTTATCTAGGTCATTTCCGTTCAATTGTACGATACTAGGCTCTCTATCTTTACCATCTGAGAAAGTAACGCTTACACCGCCTTGTTTACGCTTA